TATACTGCACGGTATACCCACGAGACCGTCGCAATGGGTTTCTCGATCACCGAGGAAGCTGTTGAGGACAACCTCTACGACCGTCTGGCATCACGTTACACCCGTGCCCTCGCTCGTTCGATGGCGCACACAAAGCAAGTTAAGGCCGCTTCCGTCCTTAACAACGCTTTCACCGCAGGCGCAACTGCCGGCGGCGACGGTGTAGCACTCTGTGATGCTTCGCACCCGCTCACCAGCGGTGGCACTTTCGCCAACGAGCCGTCCACTGCGGCAGACCTGAATGAAACCTCACTCGAAGATGCGTTGATCAACATCGCAGGCTTCGTCGATGAGCGTGGTCTGGTCATCGCACTGCGCGGTATGAAGCTGATTATTCCGCGTCAGCTTCAGTTCATTGCCGAGCGTCTGCTGGTGTCGAACCTTCGTGTTGGAACCGCCGACAACGATGTCAATGCTCTGAAGAGCATGGGCATGCTGCCGGAAGGTTACGTAGTCAACGACTACCTGACCGACACTGATGCGTTCTTCATCAAGACGGACGCCCCGAACGGCCTCAAGCACTTCGAGCGTATGCCTCTGGCAACCAACATGGATCCGGACTTCGACACCGGCAACATGCGGTTCAAGGCTCGTGAGCGTTATTCGTTCGGCTTCTCAGACCCGCGTTGCGTATTCGGTTCACCCGGCGCGTAACGAAGGGGAAAATTCCTCCCCGACTGGGGGCCGCGATTGCGGCCCCCTTTTTTTTCAGGTACTATGTCCTAGTACCTGACAGACCTATCGGAGGTCTGACACTTGCCACGACAGGAGTACAACATGGCAAAGACAACCTTTTCGGGTCCAGTACGGTCCCAGCGCGGGTTTACCGCACAGGGTGCTAATGCGATGGTTAACATCACCGCAGAGACCACTCTTACTTATGACGATCACGTTGGCCGCATCATCAAGGTGAATGACGCTGACGGCGCGATCACTCTCCCAACAATTTCGACTGACACTCTCGGCGCTCGTTATACATTTTTTGTAGGCACTGACTGTTCTGACTGTGACATCAAAACTGATGGCACTGATAAGTACGTTGGGTCACTTGAGGTTGTAGGCGACAGTAACGCTTCCTCGACTTTTGTGCCGGGTGCAAGTAACGATGTTATTTCGATGAATGGCACGACCACTGGCGGCGACAAAGGCTCGTATGTAGAGATCACCGCAATCGAAGACAATGTCTATCTTGTGCAGGGCGTTCTTGTAGGATCCGGCAGCGCGGCAACACCGTTCGCCGATAGCTAATAGGAGGCCGCAATGGCAAGCTCCATTATTGCTAAGACAGCGACATCCACAGGCAGCTTGATTGGCGGCAGAACTCGTCTCAAGTCGTTTGTCGTTCGAAGTGCCAGCAGCGGCAGTCCTGCTGCTGTCTTCAGGAGCGGTGGCGGCTCTGGCACAACTCTGCTAACTATGACTTTCGTAGCGGGCGATGACACGCAGATTACAATTCCAGATCACGGAATTGTTTTTGAAGACGGCTGTCATGTCACTCTTACAAACGTAGACGCGATTACTGCGTTCTTCGGGTAAAAACATGGCGCGCAAAAAGTCAAAGATGCCGCCAAGAAACAAAAAGAATTTCCGCCCCACAAAGTCTGGGGCGGGAATGACAGAGGCTGGGGTAAAAGCATATCGACGTGCCAATCCTGGCAGCAAATTGAAAACGGCAGTTACGGGCAAGGTCAAGAAGGGCAGCAAGGATGCGAAGCGGCGCAAGTCGTTCTGCGCTAGATCCGCTGGTCAGATGAAAAAATTCCCCAAAGCTGCAAAGGATCCGAACAGCCGGCTGCGACAAGCACGGCGGAGGTGGAAATGCTAGATGAAAAGACCTTGGCTAAAACCATGCTTGTTGGTCTTGGCGGGGTGGCTCTTTCTCTTGTGGTTTGGATCCTCACGACACTGATCGAGGTGGACAAACGCACGGCTGTGATAGCTGCGAAAGTTGACTCCAACCACGCGATGCTGACGCCACTGTGGGAAGATTTTATCAGGAGAAAAGGCGATGGCAATCTCGCGTGGATCGATGCGACAACAGGTATCCAAGCCGCCACAGAAGCGAAAGTGGAGCAAGACTCGCAAGTCAAAAGTGAACTGCAAGCGCCCTCGTGGTTTCAGCGAGAAAGCGCATTGCGCTGGTAGAAGGAAACGAAGGAATGCCTAAAGATGCATGCTATCACAAAGTTAAGGCGCGATATCGAGTCTTCCCGTCGGCGTATGCAAGCGGTGCCATCGCCAAGTGCCGTAAGGTCGGAGCCGCAAACTACGGAACCGGTGGCAAAAAGAAAAAGAAAACCAGAAAGGCCGCTGTCGGGGGTATTACCGAACAGCGCGCTAAACGTCCCTTCCGAGGCAAACTAGAGTCGAATCAAATCGTGGCGCGTGGTTGTGGCGGAGTTATGAACGGACGGCGAAAAAAGACACGCTGCACCTAGCGATGATCCATGCGTTTTTGTTGTTTGTTTTCGTTGGAATAGGAGAAGAAAAGAAGCTGGTAAGTAACGACATGTACTTTCGAAATATCAACGAGTGCACGTATTTTGCCCAACAGCTTCATAAACAAGGCCAGAAGATCACCGCTTATTGTGTGCCCCGACTGGTTGATAAGGATACGAGGGTGTACTGATGTTAGCAGAATTGGCGGCAGCAAATGCAGCTTTCGCAGTAATCAAGCAAGCTGTTGCTAACGGCAAAGACATAGCTGCTGCTGGTAGCGCGATTGCTGAGTTTGTCGGGGCAAAAGAGAAACTTCAAAACAAGGCACAGAAGAAGGGCGGCGGGTCAGATCTTGAAGAATTCATGGCGCTGGAACAAATCCGGCAACGGGAAGATGAATTAAAACAGTTTATGATTTATGCCGGGCGTCCCGGATTATGGGGGGACTGGCAGCGTTTTCAGGCAAAGGCTAGGGTAGCTAGGCGAGAGGCGGAACAAGAGCGTACAAGGAAACGCAAGCATCACTTTGAAGTAGCGGTCATCACGTTTCTTTTGATTGTGTTTGCTGGTATTTTAGGTTCCATTGTTTTGTTAGTGTTACACACCCAAGGTAGGCTGTAATGGCAGTAAGGAAAACAAAAAGTGGTCTTGCGCTTAAAAGATGGTTCAAGGAGAAGTGGACGGACCAGAGGACCGGTAAGCCGTGTGGGCGCCGCAAAGGTGAAAAACGGGGTACTCCATATTGTCGCCCCACTAAAAGGATTTCCTCGAAGACTCCTAAAACAGCCTCCGAAATGACAGCCGCTGAAAAGCGTAGTAGGATTAGTCAGAAGAAGCGTTTAGGTCAACCAGCCGGCAAGCCCCGGCGTGTGAAATCACTGAAGAGGAGAAAGAAGCGTGGCTAAAAAATTTCCAGACCTTAACAAAGATGGCAAGGTCACCAAGGCTGATGTCTTAAAAGGTCGAGGTGTTCCAGGTTTCAGCCATGGCGGTGCTATGTGTTCGCCACGTAAAGAAGCCGCTGGTGCCATAACAATGCCGACTCGTAATGCAACTGGCACGAATACTTGAAGATTGGATTCTTGACGAGCTATGCAAGCCGGATGAATTTGTAAACGGCAACGCGCTCTGTCCTTTTGCTCGAAACGCATGGCTGTCTGAAAAGGTTAAGACACGAGAAGAAGTTGGTGATATTTGGGACGCGGTGTATGAAGAGATCGCCACGTTCGACGACACATACCAAGTAGTTGTATGTGGGAATTATGGAGACAAGTACACCTACGACGACCTTGAAGCAGGTTGTTTCGCATTGAACGGGTGGCTGGCTGCAACAGGTGCGGATATCTGGCTGCTGTCGTTCAAGGACAAGGGGTTGAACATGATCTTTGTGCAACGCCTTACCGATTTAGACAATGCTAGTGCAAAGCTAGAGCGTCTGAATTACTATGTTAACTATGACCCAGATGATTATCATCGTTTGGTTGAAACGCGGAAGCAGAGGAGACTTGAATTATGCCGGGAATGAAAAAGCCAATGCGTAGGATGCGTGGTGGAACTGCCAAAAAGGCCATGCGTGGCGGCGGCTCCATGATGATGAAGAAGCCTGTGATGGCTAAAAAGGGTAAGGCCATGCGTATGCGCGGCGGCGGCAGCGTAAAGAAGAGATAGATGGCAACTTCCGGATCCAGAGACTTTGATCTCGATGTAGCAGAGATTATCGAGGAAGCGTACGAGCGGTGCGGGCTTGAAGTTCGCACCGGCTACGACGCTCGTACGGCTCGTCGATCTCTGAATCTTATGTTCGCAGACTGGGCCAACCGTGGTCTAAACCTGTGGACCGTGAAGCAGGCAACGGTGAGTCTCACATCGGGCACAGCGACATACACGCTTGATGCCACACACACTGACTTGCTTGAAGTAGTTATTCGTCGAAGCAGTGTGGACTTTCAGCTAGATCGGATGTCTAGGAGTGAATACCTGCACATACCCAATAAAGATCAGACAGGAAGACCAAGTCAGTTCTTCTACAACAGACAGATTTCGCCACAGGTTGTTCTTTGGCCTACCCCGGACAGTTCTAGTGATAGCCTTATCTATTACTATGTTCGTCGTATTGAAGATGCGGATGCACTGGTCAACACCACTGACGCACCTTTCCGATTCCTCCCTTGTATGGTCGCCGGCCTCGCGTATTACATCGCCATGAAGAAGGCGCCGGAGAGGGTGCAGCTTCTGAAGGCGGTGTACGAAGAAGAGTTTCAGCGGGCGGCAGATGAGGATGAAGATCGCGTTGCACTGAAGCTGCAACCGAGCATGCAGTATTTACGGGTGAACTAATGGCGAGGTTTGCTTCAGGCAAAGATGCTTACGGAATATCCGACCGGTCTGGTTTTAGGTACCGACTGGTTGAGATGGTCACGGAATGGAATGGTTCCAAAGTAGGCAGAGACGAGTATGAAGCAAAACATCCACAGCTAGAGCCGATCCGTGTTGGACCGGATCCACAGGCGATTCACGACCCGCGTCCGGATCAGCGCTCTGAGGTGTCGGTAGCTAGATTATTGACAGCAGATCCACTTCTCTCAAGCTCCCCTGGCAGTGGCGTCATAACAGTTATCGAGCCTTCGCATGGACGCACCACAGGAGATACTGTAAGGTTTAGGAAAATAACTGGGTTCGATGGGTTTACTCGGGCTGTATTGGAGAGTTCTAGTGGTTATTCGATTACTGTCACGGATGCTAACCTCTATACCTTTACGGCCTCGTCAGGCACCGCCACCACGGGTAATCAACGCGGGGGTGGTGAAAATGCGACTGTCGGGCCGGTGACTTTGGAGACATAGATGGCGTACACTTTTGCACAGTTAAAGACGGCGATACAGGAGTACACCGAAAACACAGAGACAGCTTTTGTCTCGAATATCGACGATTTCATTCGTTCTGCCGAAGATCGCATATTCTACCTAGTAGACCTTGAGTTGTTCCGTAAGAACGCCACGAGTGCCGTATCTCAAAACGACCCGTTCTTGTCGCTTCCCACGGATTTTCTGGCATCATTTTCGCTGTCTATTACAAACAGCAGTTCAAAAGAGTTCTTGTTACAGAAGGATGTGAACTACATACAAGAGTACAATCCAAACTCTGCAACAACAGGCACTCCCAAATATTATGCTAGGTTTGACCTGAACAATTTGATTTTGGCACCAACTCCAGACAGCAATTATGTCTGTGAGTTTCATTACTTCTACAGGCCAACCTCTTTGACTGCCGGCGCAGACAGCGGCACGACCTGGTTAAGCAACAATGCTCCAAATGCCTTGCTTTACGGCTCGTTATACGAGGCGTATATTTACATGAAGGGTGAGCCTGACATGTTGCAAATGTATGAGAAGCAGTTTACCGAAGCCTTGTCTAGGTTGAAAGATCTTGCAGAGGCAAGAGAGAATAGTGATGCGTATCGCAGGGGATTGCCAGACCGGCCCCGCACATAAGGAGTAGAACATGGCTACATCTAATGCGGCAACAAACTATCTAGAAAGACGGTTGTTGCACTTCATCTTTAAGAACAACTCGCTGAGTTTTTCTTCGCCGGGTGACAGCATTTATATTGGCTTGGCTACTGCGGTATCCGCAGCAGAAACAGGATCTGTCACAGAAGCCGACTTCACTAACTATGCGAGAGTGCAGGTGACGGCGGCTAACTGGACAACGATTGGCTCTGATTCCACAGATACACAGACAGCCACCAACGCAGCGAATATTGATTTTGCAGCAGCAGGAACCACCACAGCGGATGTAATAACTCACGCGTTTATTGCGGATGCCTCTTCTAGCGGAAACATTTTGTTTGTTGGTGAGCTTGATGCCCCTAGAACGATTGACGATGGCGACATCTTTCGCATCAATGCAGGGAATCTAGTGATCGAGTTGAAGTAATGGCACTTGTACTCAAAGATAGGGTTAAAGAATCGACCGCCACCACCGGCACTGGCACTTACACATTGGCCGGTGCCGTTACTGGTTTTGAGGCGTTTTCTTCGGTTGGCGATGGCAACACCACATATTACGTTTGCACGGACGGCACTGACTTTGAAGTTGGCATCGGCACCTATACGTTAAGTGGCACAACGCTGGCGCGTACCACCATCCTAGAGTCCAGCAATTCCGACTCTGCGGTGAATTGGAGTGCGGGATCAAAGACAATCTTTTGCTCTCAGCCAGCCGAAAAGGCAGTTTTTCTAAACGCAAGCGACAACCTGGAAATCAGCGGCACGGCGCAGATCAACGGCTCTAATGGCGTAACAATCAGCACTGGCGCGGTATCTATCAAGAACAGTGGCGCACAGTCATATGTAGATTTCTATTGCGAGTCGGGCAACGCGCACTATGCAAGGCTGTTGGCTCCAGCGCATTCAGCTTTTGCTGGTAACATCACACTCACATTGCCCGCTACAACACAAACACTTGTCGGCACAGCGGGAGCTACTTTCACGGGTCAAGTGGCTGCACCCAGCCTAGACATATCTGGTGACGTAGATGTGGACGGCACACTAGAAGCAGATGCCATTACACTAAATGGCACGTCCTTAGCGGCGTCAGCCACAACTGACACCACTAATGCAAGCAACATTGGGTCTGGCACTTTAGCTAACGCTCGTCTTGACGCAGAATTACAGGCACTTGCGGGCCTGACATCTGCTGCTGACAAGGGTATTCAGTTCACAGGATCTGGTACCGCAGCTACGTATGACCTTACTGCTGCTGGTAAAGCATTGTTAGATGATGCTGATGCCGCTGCACAACGCACAACGCTGGGGCTTGGCACGGCGGCAGTTGCCGCAACTGGTATTAGCAGTGGCAATGTAGCTGTATTTACAAGCGGCGCTGCCGACAATGACTTCCTGCGTATTGACGGCACATCTATTGAAGGCCGGTCTGCATCAGAAGTTCTTTCAGATATCGGCGGTCAGGCTAGTCTCACCTTTGGCATATCAAACACCAACGCAGTCAAGATTGATAGTTCATCCGTTGCAGATGATGAATATGCTCGGTTCACCGCTAACGGTTTAGAAAGTCGGTCAACTAGCGAGGTGCTATCTGACATTGGCGCACAGGCCAGTTTGACGTTTGGCATCAGCAACACCAACGCAGTTAAAATTGACAGTTCTTCTGTAGCGGACGACGAGTTTGCTAGATTTACAGCGAATGGGCTAGAAAGTCGAAGCGCGTCGGAGGTTCGATCTGATATCGGACTAGGCACAGCCGCTGTTGCAGCCACAGGCATCAGCAACGGCAACGTGCCGGTGTTTACATCTGGTGCTGCCGACAACGACTTTTTGCGGATTGATGGCACATCTATCGAAGGTCGCTCGGCGTCGGAGGTTTTGTCAGATATTGGTGCAACAACCGCCGCAGCGGCCGCAGACGAAGCCACGGCATTAGCCATTGCGCTTGGATAGTAAGGAGTAGTAGATGGCTAATACATTCAAAGTAAAAACGAACGCGGCAATGCCAGCTAGTGCTGGTACACCGCTGACCCTGTATACGGTGCCGTCAAGCACGACCAGTATCGTTTTGGGCTTGATGCTGTGTAACGTGCACACGAGTCAGGTAACCGCTGACGTGCAGCTTGTGTCCGATACATCCGACACGGAGACCAACGAAACGGTCTTGCTGGTCAAGGACATCCCGATTCCGGCGGGGTCGTCGGTAGAACTGTTGGCTGGCAACAAGGTTGTGCTGCAAACCACGGACGTACTGAAAGTGGACTGTAGTGTCGCCGCCAAGATCGACGCAACCTTGAGCATTATGGAGATCACCTGATGCCCTATATTGGTCAGCCGGTAGCCGACAACTTCCAGAGCACAGTAGCAGTTCAGCGGTTCAACGGTGACGGCAGTGACACCACGTTCACGCTAACTACCGCTGTGTCATCTGTGCAGGATATCCTAGTGTCCGTTGATGGCGTGATACAGGACACCTCGGCCTACACTATTCCTGACGGCACGACACTCACATTTACTGCTGCACCGTCTAGCGGCACAAACAATATATTTGTGAACTACCTTGCACCGCAAGGCGAAACGATTACACCCGCCGATCAAAACAAAGGCAACTTCAAGGGTGGTGGCTTGTTTCGCACCAATGCACAGTCATTGACGACCAATATAACCATCCTTGCAACTGAGAACGCAAACGTGACAGGCCCGTTTACTGTAGCCAGTGGCGTAACCCTGACCGTTGAAAGCGGCGGGACATTGGTGACGCTATGAGTACATTGAAGGCAGATACCATCCAAAGCACCAGCGGCGGTGCGGCTACGCTGACAAAGCAACATGCGGCGAAGGCTTGGATTAATATGGATGGCACTGGCACTATTGCTACAAGAGACAGTTTCAATATCTCAAGTATTACGGACAGTGCAACAGGAGTATATCAACATAATAGTACCAATGCTATGTCATCTGATGATTATACCTGTGTTTACAATGCCGGTAACGGTTCCGGAAACTCTAATGACCCTCAAAATCCCGGCAACGGATTTTCATCAAGTCACCCTAACACTGCATCACAAACAGTCATGGAAACACAGAATCATGACGCAAGTAATTCAGACAGGGAATATATTGGCGGTAATTGGCACGGAGACCTCGCATGAGTGAAGTAAAGACAAACAAAATCTCCAGCCTTGCGAGTAACAACGACATTACACTCAACCCAGATGGCACGGGCAAGGTTGTTGTTACCTCTACAGAAACAGGCGCTTCTTCTGGCCCAAAACTTGATTTAAAGCGAGACAGCAGCGCCCCCGCTGACGGTGATGCGATTGGTCGCATCCGATTTATTCATGAGAATGATGCTGATGAAGCAGTAACTGGCGCACAACTTGATGCGCGTATTGTTGACGCATCTGATGGCACAGAAGATGGCAGACTAATCATGCAAACAAGGGTTGGCGGTTCTTTACGCAGCCGTATTGACATGCTGAACACTGAATTTGTCATAAACCAAGAGAGCCAAGACATCAATTTTCGCATCGAAAGTGACGACGATGAAAACATGTTTTTTCTTGACGCAGGCAGCAATTCTGTCGGGTTCAGACATACCTATGTGCCAAGTAGTGCCGTCTTTTATGCTTTAGATCCTGACGTAAGTGGGACCAGCGGCGAAAAGGGCTGGCTGTTTCGCACCGACGGCAGGGTTTATCATTCAACTAACTCAGGTACCTCGATGTTTATGAATGACTCGTCGAGCAGTTCAGGCACCCATAACTATATAGTTTTCCGATATGCGGGGTCTTCAATCGGCGACATCGACACAACTAATAACAGCACGATTCGTTATAATACCTTTACAGGTGGACACTGGTGCCAATTCTCTGATTTATCGCAGCCCAATCTGAAAGTCGGCACAGTTTTGTCTTCAATAAATGAAATGTGCAAATGGACAGAATTTGAATTTGCAGATGAGAACGGTGCAGTTGAAAAAACATCAATCGCAGGAACTTTTGAAATCGGCAGCACACATACGATTTACATCGATGAAGATGGCGCACAAGCGCAAGGCACAGCAGTATCGCATGATACGTCGCAGCGTGTTGTAAAAGTCAAGGTCAGTGACGTTGCAGGTGACAGGTCTGTTTATGGTGTTTTTGCCGGTCATTACAAAGATGGCGACAGCAGCGTGGAAAGTCTTGGTTTGGGCATAGTCAGAATAGGGTCAGGCGTGACTGTCTCAAACGGCGACTTGCTTGAAAGCGCAGGCGACGGGACGGCTCGACCACAGACAGGCGCAAATGCTGAACTGTATAAAGCTGGCACTATTGCCAAGGTGACAAGCACTGTGGTCGTTGAAACTTATGATGATGGCTCATATACCGTGCCTTGCACACTGCACTGCGGTTGATGGCGTGTTAGGAGTAGCATAGATGGCATTCGGTACACTCAAAGCAGATACCCTGACGCACTCGACTGCGGGTTCGCTGGCTACGAATTTTGTTGTGAATGGTAGTGCGAAGTCAAATATTGTATATGACCAAACAGCACCGTCAATTACTGGTAGTTTAAACATATCTAGTTTAACAGATACTTCGGCAGGAAGAGCATTTCCTAACTTTACTAATAATAAATCTGCGGTTGATTATTCTGCTGTAAATAGTGCTGGTATGGCAGGATCTGGTTTTTCAGGAAGAAATGGACAAACAAATCCGTATAACACGGGTAAATATGAGTTTCATACCTTTAACTCATCTGCCACTGTTGCTGACTATTCAGCTAACTCTGCCGCAACATTCGGAGACCTCGCATGACAGTGACCCCAGAGTTTCAAGGCACACATCTATGGGACAGGCTCTGCTGGGCCAAAGAGAACCTTGATGGTGTGCAGTCAGACTACCGTGTCGTGTACGAAGACAGCCTAGACGAGTGCGCCAAGATACTGGTGCCTGACCCCAACTGGATGGCGTGTGCATTGCAAGGCGGCATTCTTCCCCCGGTAGAAGTGTACTGGGAGTTGGCAAAGGACGAAGCCGAAGAGGGCTTTACGAAGCACACTCGTGGCTACCTGTTGCACAACACCAAGCCTGTTGACGCAATGACAGAAGAACAGGCGATTGAGTACCTGATTATGAAAGACGTACCGCAGTCCGTATGGAGGGCGTGGAACGAGGGCAACAAACCGAAGATGGTTATCTGCCGCAAGGAACAGCTTCCCGGCACACGAGAGTGGCGCAATGCTTGGAAGATAAGTGAAGACTTAGCCACTGATGAAACTGTAGCCGCATAAGGAGCAACCTGATGGCAACAACATATATCGTAGACAAGGACGGTAACTCGATTGATGCGTCAACCGCTACCGTTCCATCTGACCGTCACTTTCGTGGTGCATGGTCACTGAGTGGCAGCGTCATTAGCGAGGACATGGCAAAGGCCAAGGAGATCTTCAAGGACAAGATCCGTGAGGTTCGTGGGCCTTTGCTTGAAGCACAAGATGTTGCTTACATGAAAGCACTTGAGGCTGATGACGCGGATGCAAAAGCGGCGGCTGTTACCGCAAAAACCAATCTGCGTAATGCACCGGCAGCTTCAGCCATCACTGATGCTTCTGACATTGCGGCACTCAAGGCGGCTTGGGATACGTCTGTGCTTGGCGATAGCCCTTACGCATAAGGATAACTAGCATGGCTCTGACACAAGTCATAAATGATGGTTTGGCGCATAGTGGTTTACCGGCTGGCACAGTTTTGCAAGTGGTAAAAAGTGCAATCAGACATAGCCAAAATGATACGACATCAGCAACTTACGCTGAAATATCAACAGACTATCGTGTCACTATCACGCCAAAAGCAGCAGACAGCATAATGCTAATAGATTTTACTTTTGGCATTTCTGTTGACGGCGGCACTAAACTAGCCGTCATAACCAGAGTAGGAACAAATAGTGATTTTAGCACTGGCTTTGATTCTGTTAACTCCGTAAGTCATGATGAACTTTTTAGAAGTGATGTGGACAATAACAGAAGAATACAGGCAAGGTCGTATTTAAGGTCTTACTATGATAATTACTCAAGCACAGCCACTTTGTATTTTCGACAAGATTTTAAAAGGACAGCCGGAACCGGCACCGCCAGAGTGAATGATAATACTGGCCCAGCTTTTGTTACGGTTACGGAGATACAGCAATGATTGCAAGAGCATTACTAGCACTGCGGCCAAATGCTGAGTTTGTTGTTAGAGGCGATGTGTATAGCGGCATTGAGTGGCACGATACAGCGCAAACAAAACCATCTGAAGCTGATGTTAATGCAAAGGTTTCTGAACTCACCGCCGCAGAACCTATGCGTTTGCTACGTCAAGAACGTAACCGCAAGATTGCTGAGACTGACTGGTGGGCATCCTCTGACCTGACAATGACTCAAGCCCAGACTGACTACCGTCAAGCACTGCGTGACATCACAGACAATGCTACGTCCCTTGATGACGTAACGTGGCCGGAGAAACCATAATGCCATACATAGGTAAATCCCCAGAGTTCGGTGTTCGCAACCGCTTCGTGTATCAAGCCACGGCAGGGCAGACCAGCTTCAGCGGGTCAGACTCCGACTCATTGGTGCTGTCATACTCTGACAGCTTGTATATGGATGTTTACCAAAACGGCGTATTGCTGAAGCCTGGCACCGACTACACAGCTACTACCGGCACAACTGTTGTTCTGGTTACGGCGGCGTCACTGAACGATGTTGTCGAAATGGTAGTGTACGATGTGTTCTCTGTTGCTGACAGCTACACCAAGTCGCAGTCGGACA